ACTCCTTCGAAAAAATGGTACGACGACCATCTTTTCGGTTGAAGGTGAGGTCCGTTAAGTTTTTAAGCAACGGGGAAGGATCATCCCTTTTAAAACTGAAAAGAATCACTGCCTTGGGCATTGTTTAATTCAACTATTTTATTCACGACCTCCCCCTTCTTTTCGGACCCATACGGAAGGGGCAGCGTTCTTTTTACGCAGTGAAGTAGCGTTATAGTCGTCGGCAGCCATCATAGCTGACTGGAAAGGTCTGTTATCTGCCCACAAAGATTGGTCGCATAATTTGAACGGAGGATGCTCGGATGCCTTATACCAAAACACCTGGTCTTCTAACTTGTTGGAACTAACGTTATTGCAAATGACTAACCCTTCATAATTCTCTGTACATTGGTCCATGAAATCACAGAACATCTCAAACGTTGGAAACATACCTGCGTAATTCTCATAAATTCTACGACGATTCCCTAGGATATTCTCACGAAGAATGAATACGAAATCTACGTTGGTTCTCAAGTTTGGTGTAATACCTAAAGGATACTGCATTGTGATGATGGTCATCATATCTAAGTGACGACCATTCATAAACACGAAACGAGTGGACTCTTCATTGATCCATTCTTTGGCAGCATACAAACAGTCATCTAAAATCATGAACGCACGAGGGTCAAACACCTGACCACTTGCTTTAGATTTCAAAAACCTCTGTTTGGCTGCAAACTGACGCTTAATAAAATTCTGGACTTTACCAGGTTCATACTTATCATGAATCAATTTGGAGGGAACAAACGCCTGAAAGTACTCGTTCACTGCTTCAGTGGGTGAAATCACTAACCCTGCTGGAAAACAGTTTTGAACATTGAACAGTAAATCACGCGCTAAGAAGGACTTGCCAGTGTCTTTCTTGCCAATAATCACGATCATAGGACTTTTTCGTGAATCCATTTCACAACGTTCCTTGATCATGTCCATGTTGAACTTTTTGAGTTGGAAATTCATCTTGTTCTTCCTGTCGTTTATTTTTTAACATTCATCACCGAGACATTTCATAATGGGAAAGGAACTACGAACCACACCAGTCTCTTTAAAACTTCATAGAATTTCCAAACTAGATGGAACACATTGGTCTATGAAGAGTTTACAACCCTTTTTTCCGTGTCTTGAGAAGTTGTTCAAGACTGAAACATTGCCAGGACTTCATGAATATGGAGTTAAGTTAAACAACCCGATTGAATCCATTGTGGACGCTACTCATATTCGGGTTCGTGGACAGACGATTCCAGTTCATCGCAAGACGACCATGATTTTATCACCGTTCAAGACGATGCGAGGAGATTATGGATCCTTTGGTGTTCCTAAACGAACCGACGTAGCAAACGACTTACAAGAACGAATGCAAAGTGCTCATACCGCAGCGTATGTTGGAGCCATGACATCCTTAGCATTATCTGAATCAGGATGCCAGCATTTTCCTAAAGTCTACGGAGTCTTTGCAGGTCTCGCAGAATCACATACCATTGATATTTCAGATGACTATGAAGATTTAACTGAAAAGGGTTGGTTTGCAGATAAAATTGGACATACATTTGAATTAAAACTACGAACAGCAGGTCATGACGCAGAATTCAGTCATACTCGTCGAGCAAGAACATCACTTGAGATGGGAGATGAAATTGTGTTAGAGGATATTGAAGATGTATCCGCAGATCATATTAGCGACCCAGACTCTGAACGAGAAGTTGAAGCATATGATATGGCTTCCTCTGAATCTCCTGAAATGGAAGACGATGATGATGACGATGAAGATGTCTACGATATTGAATCCTGTGGATGTTCAGATCTATTTGAAGATGAAGAGCAAGATGATGAAGATCCTGAACCGTTTGCCTGGGCTACATTCAAAGATGTACCTGTGATGACAACTGTGATGGAAGTTTGTGAAGGAACCTTTTACGATTTGATTAAAAATAACCCTGAACCAGAGAAACATGTTGCATGGGTTTCACAAATTGTATTTGCATTAGCGTTTGCACAGAGGAACTACGGATTCACACACAATGATTTGCATGGAAACAACGTGATGTATGTTTCAACAACGGATGAGTTTCTCTTCTACAAGCACGGTGGACAAGTCTACAAGGTTCCAACGTTTGGATACCTGATTAAAATCATTGACTTTGATCGTGCAATTGTCTCTTTGCGTTTGACAGGAATGAAGGAACCCAAGTTGTTCATGAGCAGTCAGTTTCAAGAAGATGAAGAGGCAGGTGGACAGTATAACATGGGACCTTTTCACAATGCAGAACGTCCGTATATTAGTGCTTCATCGTCATTTGATCTAGTTCGGTTTGCTACGTCAGTCTTCTGGGATATGTTTCCTAAAGGACCGAAGCATGAGACATCTCATCCGTTGTTTGAAATCTTCCTTCAATGGATGAAACAGAGTGATGGAACTTCAGTAATGTTTCGTAAAAAGATGGATAACCATGATCGATACCATGGATTTGATTTATATAAAGCAATTGTGAGGTATTGTGGAGATTCAGCTGTACCTAAGAAGGAAATTGGACGCATGATACAGTATCGTGCTACACCGTCTGCTGCTCAGTTAGGAGATGCATTAGTGATTGAGGCATAAAAAATGGAATTCGTTTGCTAGCTATACTCAATGTAGTAACAGAATGTCTTCAATATTGATAACAACATATGACCCTCGCGTAAAGGATACCTTAGATGAACTGTATAATAGAGGATATACATTTGTTATAGAACACAATGATGATGGTAGACATATCCCTATACTTGAAGAAAATGAGAAATTTATATTGAAGTACAAGTACCTCAAAATTATAAGCCCTCAAAAAAAAGAGACTGCATCAGTACGTATGCAGATGCTAGAAGATAATCCTAATAAGATCAGATGGGTTAATCATCTTTGATTTAAGAGAAGACCAGATGGTGATCTTGAATCTTTTAAGTCGTATATAGAAGCACGTTATAATGTTCGTTTCGCTTCTTAAAACTCAGGTTTGCCTACAAACATCTCTTGAGCAGCACTTGTAACCGTTTCTGCTGCTTCTACAATCGTATCCGTTCCAAGAGAATATAAAACACCACCTGTAATAACACCCGATCCTGCGACAATCTTACCTAAATCTGTATAATCTACAGGTTGAATCTTTGCACGGCGATCCAAAACATACAGCAACGCAGCGACTATCATCACGGCACCTACAATCATTCCAAGTGTTTGGTAGTCAGTCATTTGATTTTTGAATGTGGATTCGTTTGGGGGCATTATACGCATTAAATGTTGAGTTCCATGGTTCCAGAGGGCTTGAGTTCAGGTTCATCGGATTCCTTTTCATCTGCAAACAAATCTAGTTGAATCTCTTCACCCAACGTAACCCTAGGACGCTCCTCTTCCTCTTCATCATCTGTCTCAAACTCAACGGTTTGTGACTCTCCAAATGTGAGATTGGGTTTTGGCGCTTCTACTGGAGCAGGAGTTTGAACCTGAGGTTTTGGTGGTTCAACTGCTGTTCTTGCTTGAAAATACGCCTTGCTAATATCCTTCCATGGAATGAAACTGTCAATAACTTCATCAAGACATGCTCCAAGCATTACTTCAATATCACGACGGTTACGTGACTGTTGTTCAGAAGATACATCAATGGTCTTGAACAAATACGCATTGCTCCAAGATTTGCGCGCAGCAGACTTGTAGAGTGCAAACACAAACTTGGGGAGCGATGGGCGATCAAATTCAATGTTCACATGGACTTCATCGGATTGTTGAAGGGAAGCAAATGCACGAATATAACTGACAAATACACCTAGCAATAAGTCATTCATGTACTCACACTTAGACGCCTTCTCAATACGTGACACTTCAGTCTCCAAAGTTTCATCGGACCACTGAGGAACGCGAGTCAATAAGTTTTGAAACGTCTTGAGTGTTTCACTGGGTTGCTTAGAACGAATACAGGCAGTCTTTGCATTATCATAGATGCTCCAAAGACCGTCTGCAATGTGAGGGATCAATACGCGACTGAGATTTTCGCGAAGGGATTGTTTGACAAAATCAGTGCTCATTTACTTAGACAGAGTGATTAGAGGAATGACAATACGGACGCAGACATGCCAAAGTTTGTGTTGATTTTAATGGTTCGAAATGAAGAACGTATTATCAAGCGATGTATGGAATCGGTTGAAGGATTTGTAGATGCCTTTTGCGTGTGCGATACAGGATCTACAGACAAAACTTGTGAGATTGTTACTGAATTTCTTAAGACACACGATGGATGCTTAACGCATGTTCCTTGGCAGAATTTTGGATACAATCGTTCTGAGAGTTTCACTAAAGCACATACATACTTAAAAACAACTGGATGGGATTTGAAAGATACCTATGGACTTTTATTGGATGCGGATATGATGTTTGTTCCTGGATCATTGAAGACACATCCACTGACTGACATTGGATACACAATCGTTCAATGTGCAGGAATGTTAGAGTATCCAAATACACGCCTCGTTCGAATGGACTATCCATGGGTATGTCGTGGTGTTACACATGAATACTGGGATGGACTCTCTTCACATCTTCCTAAAAATGTATGTAGAATTGATGATTTCAATGATGGAGGATGCAAGTCAGATAAGTTCACACGAGACATTGACTTGCTTGAAAAAGGACTGTTGGATGAACCCACGAATGTTCGATATATGTTCTACCTTGCACAATCCTATCATAGTGTAGGACGATGGAAGGAGTCACTTAAAATGTATAAAAGGCGAATCGCAGCAGGAGGTTGGTTTGAAGAGATTTGGTATTCACATTACATGATTGCAAAATGTCACAAAGAACTTGGAAACATTCCAAAGTTTGAAGAGTGGATGTTAAGAGCGTATGCGTATCGTCCTCAAAGAGCAGAATCTTTATACGAACTTACAAAATACTTTCGTGAACACAGTCAACCCTACAAGGCATATCACTATATGTTGATGGGTCAGAAAATCCCATTATCAACAGATAGTTTGTTTATTGAGACTGAAGTCTACAATGGTTTATTTGATTATGAGGAGTCCATTCTTGATTATTATGTTAAATCAGATCGTTCCGAAGGTGTTGCGTCTTCAGTCAAATATATGTTGAAACTTGGACTTCATCAACCTTGCCTTATGTCCAACTTGAAGTTTTACGTACAACCCATTAAGTCTGAACGTAAACGATTAACCTTTCCCTCGCCTTTTGATGAGACCTTTTCACCTTCGGCATTATCCGTGATTTCATATCCAATTGTGAATGTTCGTTATGTTAACTACAAAGTTGTGAATGGGAATTTTATCACACCCAATGGGATCTCTCTTTGCGAGAACGCATGTTTCAATCTAGAAACAGGAACCCTTCTTTCAACGATGGATGAATCCTCTGTGAATCTTCCTACAACGGAGAGTGGAATTCGAGGATTAGAAGATGTGCGTGGATATTTCGATTCTCAAGGCAATCAATGTTTCACTGCTACAGTTCATTCCTATGAAAAGGATATGATTCGTATTCTACGAGGTCAGTATTCACCTACTGGAACGTATTCAAAATGTATGGTATTACCTTCACCACGAGGAAGACAGTGTGAGAAGAATTGGCTTCCAATCCCTGCAACAGATACCTTCATTTACGATTGGAATCCTTTGACAATTGTAGATTCAACTGGAACTATCGTTCGTGAAATTCCAACTCCACCTATGTTTTCACTCTTTCGTGGATCTGCACCACCCATTCGTATGGGTAATGTATGGTGGACACTTGTACATATGGTTGACTATGGTCCTCCTCGTAGATACTATCACTGTCTTGTTGAATTATCGATGGAGTTGGTTCCACTTCGAATCACTATGCCGTTTGTTTTCGTCTCTACAGCAATTGAATACTGTCTTTCGTTTCGGAATGTAGACACAAACCTTCACTTTTTCGCAGGCATTAATGAAACTGCTCTATCACGGTTTATCATTTCTAAATCCGAGTTTAAATGGAATGTTCTATAACCCGATAATGAGTATTGCAGTCTTAGTTCCAGTCTGTAGTCGAGCACATACGTGGACCGACTTCAAAGACTGTTTTTTAGTCAACCGATTACTTCCTAGTTTCAATGCAACGAAAGAATCAGCGTATTCGTATACGTTCTATTTTGGAGTCGATGATGATGACGCTTTCTTTCTTACTAACCGTTCTCAACTAGAAGCGTTAGGTAAAGTTATACTTCTTTCAGGATGTCAACATGCTCCTGCATGGGCATGGAATCGATTAGCAGAGATTGCATGGAAGGATGGACACGAATATCTCTTTCAAATTGGCGATGATGTAGTGATTCAAACACTTGGATGGACTTCTAGATTCATCTCAAAATTGAAACAGCACAAAAATCGTGGTCTAGTCGGTCCTAAGAACCCAGTCAATTTTGCGTTGAGGGTAGGAGGAACTCAAGTCATTGAAAATGCATTTGTTCATCGTAGTCACTATACGTTATTTCGAACCTTCTTTCATCCGAGTATTCGTAATTGGCACTGTGATGAATGGTTGACGCAAATCTATCAAGGATTCTGTTCGTATACTGATGAAGAAGTATTGGTAGACAATGGTTGCATTGACAAACGATACCAGATTCAATCCGTTGATATTTCACAACAGATTCGTGAAGGACGTGAAAAAATACGTAAGGATCTTCATGGATGCTTTTCATTCTGTGTCTATGGACCGTATACAGAAAAATACTATCAGGGACTTGTTGAAAACATTCCATTGATTCGAGAACACTATCCAAAGTGTGAAATCAAAGTCTATGCCTCTCCAGAAGCGTCTCCATTTGTTCATGAACTGAACGTTACACTTCATACAACCTCAGAACATGATTCTCGTAATAAATCGTATCGCTTCTTACCTGCGTTTACAGATGAGTATGAGTTCGTCTGTGTGCGTGATACGGATAGTCGTATTCATGCACGAGATCGGTGGTGTATTGATACATTTTTAGACAGTCCATTTACTGCATATACAATCCGTGATCACATTTGTCATGCGTATTTAATGATGTGTGGATTATGGGGATGCAAGGGAAAACTAGAAGTCTCTCCAGACGTTCTACGTGATTTTGTTGCTGTCCGACCCGATGGATATACAGTGGACGCTGATTTCTTAAATACACATGTACATCCATTAATTCGATCATCATTTCTCGTGTTTTCATTCAGACCTGATGGAGTTCTTGGAGACCCAACTGAAAAAATAAAATTGATTGACTACCCACTTGTGAATCAAGAGTTTTGTGGAAATGTAGTTTTATATGAAAATAGGGTTCCTTATCATCAATTCACTCAAGTATAAAGGTGACGCCATGATTCGTTCACCACTTTGGTTTCAATCAACAAGGCACGAACATCATCAGGAGTGATATTCATTGGAAGTTTAATTGCCTTATAGAATGGATACGTCTTTGCAGTCTTCTCATCAGCAATCCTTAGAAGGTTGATGCGAGTGACCAATGTCTCTAATGCACGAATCAGAACACGAACACCTTCTTCTTCACGTGAATACTCTGAGATCAAGAACTTGACTGCATCTTCAGTGATTGTCAAATCGTCCTTCATATTGATTCGTTCTAGTACTTGTGGCCAGACATATTGATGTAGAATTGCCTGCTTTTCTTCACAGGTGTATCCTGAGCAAGTGATGACCTGCATACGATCCTTAAGAATTGGATGGACCTTGGATTCGTCATTGAAGGAGAACACGAACAAACACTGACTCAAATCAAAGTCAACACCCGCAAAGTATCGATCATGGAAGTGAGAGTTCTGAGATCTGTCGGTCAAGTGAATCAACATGGACACGATTTCATCACCGTGTGGTGTTGTAGATACCTTGTCTAATTCATCAAAGTAGAGGACTGGATTCATACATCGAGCAGACATGATTGAATCCGCAATACGTCCCCAGGTTGCTCCTTCATAGGTATAGGAGTGTCCTACAAAGTTCGCAGAATCCGATGCGCCTCCCAACGAGAAGAACTCAAATGGACGCTTGAGAACCTCTGCGACTCCATGTCTTGCGAAAGAGGTCTTACCTACACCCATAGGTCCCTTGAGAGCAATGACATTGCCTACAGATTTAGGATTGGCAATCCACTGTGCTACAATTTGCATGATCTGTGTCTTAGCAGCGTCCATTCCATAAACTGCCTTGTTCAGAGTAGTCTGTGTATCGGTCAAGAACTTTGAGCACCCTGCTGGATCTTTCTCAAACGTCACTGGAAGAGGAACGACTTGTCCAAAGGGAACACGAAGGAATCCATCTACCCAAGTCTTGAGTTTGTGAACTTCTCCACTATCGGCATCCATCTCGTTGAGTATGTCAATCTTGCGAATCACAGTTGCTTTGAGCATATCTGAGATTGGTAATGCCAAGACTCGGAACTTATACGGAATCTCTCCATCGGTCACGAGTTTAGCAAGACCCTTCATTTGCTCGTTGAGTTTACGACGCTTAGCCTTAGAAAGGTCTTCAAAGTAGTCTTCCTCTTCTGGATTCAATCGTAAGGCAGGTTCATCAGATTCCTTCTCCTTATCCTTCTTGCTACGTGACTTTCCAAAACTAGGCATTCCACGCTCAGGACGAACATACTTCTTCATGAGATGCTCAATGAACTCTTCCTCTTCCTCTTCACTTTCATAGTCGTCCTCATCTTCATCTTCAATGTCCATACGACTCATGCCCTTTCCACCAGCGATTTGGTGAATATGAAGTTTGACAGAGACTTTGGCACCCTTGGGGAGTTTAAGAGATTGCTCTTCTTCCTCTTCAGACTCATCTTCATCTTCATCTTCATCTTCATCTTCGTCTTCGTCTTCGTCCTCTTCTTCATCTTCTGTTTCACTCATATCTGTATCAACATAGTCTGAATCTTCATCTTCATCTTCAATGTCATCATTTTTGGTCTTGAGATTTTCATCGTCTACCCAGACGACGGGAGTATTACGCTTGCGAAGATTATACCGTTTGGGCGACATCCTTATTTGCCTACTTGGATAAAAACAAAGTAAGTTCCATTTTAATAATGGAGGA